AAAATCCGTTCGGTTGAAAGTGTATTCTTGGGAAAGAAATGTTATGTAGATAAATTACAAGGCGACGAGGAAGGTGTGTTTGATTATCATATTCGTATGAAAGGCGTAAGCGGTGATGCGATTGCAGATAAAGTATTGGAGGAGAATTGTGATGTAGTGGAATTATATGACCGCCTATTTGATGGTGAAGAGATTATCTTTGATTTGTGCTGTAGAGGAGTAAAGGCGTGTTTTGAAACTATGAATGATGGGACTATGACTACACGAGATATATTTGCAAGGGCAATTAAATTCGGTGATAAAGATGTGGAGTAGGAATAAATTATAAAATTGATTTAAATAAATGTGTATATAATATATCAAGATGACTACCAAGATAATAAAAATACCTTGCAATATTAAAACTACTGGTGATATTGGTATATGTGGAAATTGTAAAAATGAGTTAGATTTTGAAGTAGCAAAAGAATGTGTAGATTTTAATGAATGTGCTTCTTGTAGGAAATCGTTTAATTGTTGGAAGGG